GGTTAGGGAAAACCCACCACCTACAACGCCCAGTATTGTTCCAAGCGGTCGAACCACCAGCGCCAGTTCCATTGGCTATACCTGACGCCGACGGGTGGCATAACAGAGCCACCGCCATCTCAAATTCCAACGACAAAGACGTTAAACAACCCTGGATATATCGACGCACTTGCTGCCGGTCGATCTCATTACCGCCAAATGTGTCGGCTGCTGTATCAATGGTGAGCATGGCGGGTTTTATATCGCCCACTTTTTCGCGCAACTGGTGCCATATTTGGGTCTTTACGCCATTGACATTTTTGCCGTCAAATTCCATTAATAGGTTGTCTTGTGCTGGCCGTGCGCTCAGATACAAATTATCTAAACCCCGAAAATCCATCCCATACAATGTATTGATTGACGCCTGGCGTCGGTGTAGCTGGTTAATATCATCCTCACAAAAGAAACCCATTGCTGGACCTTCTGCACATTCCACGCCCATAAATGGACGCCCGGTGGCAACACACGACATTAATTGCTGTACCAACTGGGTTTTACCCACGCCGCCATCACCATAAATCAGCGTCGTTTGACCCCTGGGCATCCAATCCTCCATTATCCATTCCATGGGCTTTGGCTCATGGCCGTATAGGCTGGACGCTTGAACGATCTCAAATTTGGCCGGTGGCTCGATGTTTAATAAGTCTTTGTTATCCAGGACCACATTAACCGGGCGCATGGTGGGCAATTGTGGTTCTATTGCTGCCCTGGTTCGCATTGAATCAATTGACCTAATGACATTGGTGACAAACCCCATGCAATTAATACCTGGCGACCCTTTAAACCCCTCGGCTGCGTCGGTAAACAAAGCGTTTGCACCATGTTTATCAACGTCGGCCTGGTAAACCTGGCAAATGATTTCTTCTAGTGGCTCGGCCCTTTCTAGCATGGCCGCCACGATCTGCTTTAGGTAATCGTTTCGACCCTCTGGCACGCGTGATTCGTCCAATGGTTTTGGCGCTTGTTTCGTCACCAGGTTAACCACGTTATCGGCCATGGCTGCCATAAATTCTGGCGAAATTGTGGTTTGCATTTGGTCCATTATTTCGTCAATGTTTAATAATTCGCCCTCCTGGTATCCCGTAAACGCCACGTCGATGGTGTCCTTTGTGCAAGCGGGTTGCCAATAAGCGCGGCTTAAATCTTTGCAAGTGGTGTCGATGTTTAAATCTGACCCTAAAATGCGCTCAAACACATAATTGAAAACAATAGGCCATTCGGTCCGACTTACTAAACGATCAAAAGGAATCACCAGGCGCCACCTTGGCCAATCTTTGCCATGGCTGTGGGTCGAGTGAAAAGCGTACGCATTGCCGGCTAATTCTGGCTCAACGTCTTGGGGTAATGTGGGCAACCCCGAACATTTAGAATCAAGGCCAATGCCCTGGCTATTGTCATAATCCACGACCATCATGGACATTGAATCAACATTGGCATCACCGCGCTTTGGCGGGTCCATTTCGTAAACTGCGCCGCTGTACATTAGCCCGGCGTCTTTATTGTTTATGATTTGGTGATCGCTTAGATGATCTTTTACAAACTCTGGCCAGGGACGGGATGCGCTTTTGCCGATGCTATTCTTTACGCTAGTAAACAGCGTATAACGCATCATTGGCCATCACCAAACACGTCGGGTCGCATTTGATAACGATTAACTTTTTCGTTGGCTGCTTTTTCTACCAATAAAACTCGCTCACCGGGCACCAATAACCATTGGCTAATTGCTTGGGTGGTGATTGTGTGACCCTCGGCGCGAATATGCCGTGCCAAGGCTGCGGGACCACCAGCAAAAGCAATTGCTGATTTGGTGAAATCTGCCATTTTATCCTTGCCGGTCAATATCTTCTTTTTTCTTGACATGATATTTAAAACTCTCATTCCGTTGTTTGTTGATTTCGATTGATTGTAAGTTTTAATTACCATTTAAACAAATGTATAATAGCGCGCTTTGCATTTACTCTAAATTAATTGGTAAGCATAACTTTACAGATATACATTTGGTGTTATACAATCGCACCAACAAAGGGCAATTATGCCCAGGAGGCTTTATGCTAAACACTAATAAGAATTTACTGGTCGCGGATTTGCCCAATAACCGTGCAAAGAAACTTGCCTGGATGCGGGAAGGTTATAGCTGGCACATTATATTCACCGATCACATGGCAAACACTTGCCCTGAGTACAATTACCTCGAACCAATTTTTGAGTATATGCAAACAAACTTTGGCAACAATAAAAACGCTCAGGGTCCACAAGGTCCACCAACTTTGAATGGAGCAACGAATAATGCCTAATAACTCCGACGTATTACATCACAAAATAAAAGCTGCCAGGCACCACGCCAAAATGACACAACAACAATTAGCCGACTTGCTGGACGTATCGCGCCCGGCTGTATCGCTTTGGGAATCAAACGACCCGGAAGTGAGAAACGAACCCACTAGAACCCGCCTTAGAAAATTAGCCATAATCACCGGTGCCCCATTACACTGGTTGATGGATGATAACGACCGCTCAATCCCCGAAAACTTTGGAAAAACTATAAAAGACATTGAAGCTATAAGCCACAAACTGGGCGAATTAACGCCCGACCAAATCAAAGCTGTTAGAAATATAATCGACTCATATTAATTTAACAGCAATTAGAAAAAGCCTCTTAACTGGGGTTTTTTTATGCCTAATTGTTTTAAATCCATCTAGGAATAATTCTGATTTTGCCCTTTTAGCAACATTAATTACCACTAATTCAACAAATGCTATTGCTTGTCTTTTTTTGTTTGTGTATATTTATTGCTGTAAGTTTAACTTACATTAATTGGGAGACCCAAAGATGATTATATCGGGCCAGCCAATTGAATTGCTGGAAGTACCAACGACCAGGTTAGATTTAACAGACGCTAAAACGCTGTTATCACTGGATTTATTAAGTAATTTTGACGAACAAACGATTTTAAGAATAATAACTGAGGCGAAAAAACAAACTGGCCAGGGATAGATTGCTAAATTTTGCATGAAATTCTGTTAGGCCAGTTTTTTTAGCCCCTAATGCTATTAAAACCTAACACTGGTTTAATCAGTAATGCTATTGAAACCTAACATTAAAGGTAAGAGTATGAAAATTTCAAATTATACGTTGGCCATAAACACCCTTGGATGCCTCATTTGGGCAATTTGCTCTATTTGGTTTTGGGTGGGTATATCAGCATGACCCAGACTTTGTTTTTTTTAGCGGTCCTTATTGTTAGTCAAATGTTAGTCGAATTAATTTAAAGGAAAAAATATGCACACACCCACGGAAATTGACCAAGCGGCTTTCACGCTGCAAGAAGCAAAAAACCGAATGGAGCTAGTGAAACAAGAAGTATTGAACGCTGAACTTCACATCATCCATTTGGCTGGCGTTAAAGACGAAGGAACGACCAGCGAATCCGGCAAATATTTTAAAATCAAAACGGTTGGCAAAGTAACCAGGCGAATTGATTTTGACGCCCTGGACCTTTTAAAACAGAAAATGCCCGAAGCTATTTTAAGCAAAGTATTTAGCTACAAACCCACCATCGACGTTAAAGCATTGCGTCAAATTGAACTAAACGAGCCGGAATATTACAACGAAATTAGCCGGGCGGTAATCGCCAAGCCGGCCAAAGTCGCTGTTCTGGTCGAACTGGTCGAGGATGCTGCGTAATGGCTATTCAATTAATAAGCGCCAAAGACGCTGCATTGCAAAACGGCATTAAGGTTTTGATCTACGGACCCGCCGGTGCTGGCAAGACGGTATTTTGCACCACGGCCCCGGACGATGAAAAAACCCTAATTATAAGTGCGGAAGGTGGTTTGCTTTCTATCCAAGACAACGCCTTGGTCGATATATGTGTTGTCACGTCAATTGATGATGTGTATGAAATATTCAACCACCTAAAAGGCGAACACCCATACCAATGGATTTGCCTCGATTCGATCAGCGAAATTGCGGAAGTGGTCCTAAACGCTGAAAAGGCAAAAACCAAAGACCCACGCCAGGCGTATGGTGCCCTAATCGACCAAATGACGGCGCTCATTCGCTCCTTTCGTGATCTGCCCACTAATGTCGTTATGACCGCCAAGATGGACCGGGTAAACGACGACCACGCCAATACCCTACTCTTTATGCCCTCGATGCCCGGCGCACGCCTAGCGCAATCGTTGGCCTATTTTTTTGACGAAGTTTTTTGCCTCCGCTTAACTAAAAACGCCGATGGTGTAATAGAGCGGTCCCTGCAAACTTCACGCGACATTCAGTATGAGGCCAAAGACCGCTCCGGCAAATTGGACCCCTACGAATACCCCACCCTGGCGAATATCGCCAATAAAATCCGTAACTAAAAAAGGTATTAACAATGCAATTTTCTTTTGATGCAAGTGGAATAGACACGTCCGATGATCGCGGCGGCTTTGAGCCTTTACCCCAAGGCAAATATAACGCCATGATTATTGAATCGACGGTGAAAGATACCAAAGCGGGCACCGGCCAATATTTAGAATTAGTTTGCCAGGTATTAGATGGCGCGCACGTTAATCGCAAAATCTGGCACCGCCTTAATATCGTCAACCCAAACCCGGTCGCTGAAAACATTGGCCGCAAAGATTTGGCGGTATTGATGATCAATCTAGGTTTACCACCACAGATGGTCGACACCCAGGAATTGCACGGCAAACCATTCGTCATGGGTTTAAAGATTAGCCAGCGCGACGGATACGAGCCATCTAATGATGTGTCATTTACCGCCCCTGCTAGTAATCAGCCCACGGCTGCACCAATGGTTGGCCGACCTACTCCACCACCAACAGCGGCCGTTGCTGCTCCACCTTGGGGATAATCTAATGGCGACCATACCACCACGTTACAACAGCACTATCGAAGCGATTTATCGCAAGTTTGAAACAAATCATGTTGAATCAAGCCGCGCCCATTTAGGCGCAAGTATGATAGGCCGCGAGTGCAACCGGGCGCTGTGGTATGGCTTCCGATGGGCCACCGTGCCCAATTTCCCTGGGCGCGTGCTGCGCCTATTTAAACGCGGCCACGACGAGGAAGATTATTTTATTCGTGATCTTATGTCTATTGGTGTCCAAGTTTGGGCTGCTGATCAGGCTGGTAAACAATTTGGCTGCACTTTTCACGGCGGCCACTTTGCTGGCTCTTGTGACGGGGTGGCAAAAGGCTTGCCAGAATCCCCTAACAAAGCCCATTTATTAGAGTTTAAAACCCACAATCATAAATCGTTTGCGCTGCTCAAAAAGAACGGCGTCCGCGAATCAAAGCCGGAACATTACGCCCAAATGCAGGTTTATATGCACGGTTTAGGGCTTGAACGCGCAATGTATATGGCAGTCAGTAAAGACACCGACGAACTGTATACAGAGCGTTTTAAATATAACCAGGAGGATGCTTTGGCCCTAGTCGAAAAGGCCAGGACCATTATAGCAACCGATATTCCCCCGCCTGGAATAAGCACCAGGGCCGACTTTTTTAAATGCAAATTCTGCGACCACCAGGACGTTTGCCACCGCGACGAATTGCCCCAGGTGAATTGCCGGACGTGCATTCATTCCCATATTGATATGGACCAGGGCGGCTGGCGCTGCCTTTTCCATGACAAAACAATAACAACCGATGAACAACGCCTGGGGTGCGAAAAGCATTTATACAACCATCACCTGGTCCCCCACCAAATGGTGGACATGGACGCCCCTGGTAACAGCGTCAAATATAGAAAAGTCGATGGGGTTGAGTTTTACAACAGCCAGAAAACCGCTCCTGGTTATTACACCAGCGCCGAAATTAAAGCCGCTCCTGCATTATTGGGCGACCCTGGCGCTGATAATTTACGCGCTGCATTTGGTGGCGTCTTTGTGGATGGCAACGAATGATGGCTGTGAAACGCTGGACCGATAAAGAAGATCAATTTTTGCGAT